CCACCCTTCGCAGTGCCGCCGGCGTACACCGAAAAATCAAATTTGAAATTGGAGCCGGGAAAAATTTGGAGTTTTGAGCATGGGCATTTTTTAGTATCAGAAATATTTTGAGAAATTAGTGATGATATAAAATTATAGGGATTATGACTGAATAATCATGATGAGAAAATCAAAGCAACCCAAGCGATTTCAAAAAAACAATTCTAAGGCTTTTTAGAGCTTATTTTTCACTCTGACATATAAACACACGTTTCAATCAAGAAAATGTCCCAAAATTAAGGAAAAGCATATTTCTGAGCAAATAACGAGCAGCCATAGCTGCCAGCAAAACAATGATTCGGAATTTCCTCTGTCCAACAAAAATAGAGCAAAACCTTTAAAACCCTAAAAATCAAACAAAAAGCAATATACTGGGTTGAGATTATACTTCATATAGAATTTTTTCATAAAGTTTTTTTGATATTACAATGTTTTGTGGAGCTGAGATGGGGTCTTCATGTGAGCAAAATGTGTTCAAAAATCGAAATTTGAAAATCGGGAAAAATTTACATCTGCCTTGAAGAGCAAGTGAGCCACCCACCCCGTTATTTTATTTATTTTAAAGCATTTAGCAAATATATCTACCTATTTTTGTTTCACTTTTATAATAAGTGAAACATATTTATTTTACCATAAAGCAACTATTAATGTGTTAAAATATATATATTTGCAAATATACAACATATATCATTGATTTTCAGTAATTTTAAAGTATTACACTGTTTTGTTTCACTTTTAAAAATTAGTGAAACAAGATTTATATATATGTATAACCCCACATTTTAACATTATTTTAACAATAAGATAACCCTAAACCTTTTTCAAGCCCTTTCAGTCACTTAAAAGCACTCTTCAAACAATTTTTTACAAGAAAAACAACCATACCACATTTGATTGATTATCAATATCTTAACAATAAGACAAGCTCCATTATACATTATATGATATAATAAAAGCACTTTTTCAAAAAAAATTCTCACTCACTGTTGTAACCGTCCAAAAACCACTTCAATATTGGGGTGTAAGATTTGAACAACGGATAACACCGATAACAATTCTTACACTTCTTACAAGCGTGTAAGATTTTAGATAATTTATTTATCCGTTTGAAAGTGTTTCGATAAATACCGCTTTTGTGTTATGCACAAAAATTCGGCTTAACTATGTTAGGTAATAGGTACGAAATGCAAGTAAACAAAATACACGTGTAACAGGCGTATATAAGGCACAATAAGGTTGTAGTGCAAGTCATGGGATTGATATACCCGTGCGTGGGCAAAATACGTCCACAGGTTCCCGCTATTGGGACCGTTATTCAACGCAAAAATATACAGAATGTTCAAAATACATTGCGCAAGTACGTGTAAGGCAGCACAAGCGAAGCGCACTGATGTAACCACTGGGTTGGCGTGTCTGTATAGGGTGTAGGAGCACAAGTTACACCCGTTGTAATGAATTGACAATTCAAAAACACTTTATAGGGTAAGTTCGTACACAAAAGCGGCGCGGGGGAACTGCAATGCGTTCCCGTACCCACAACTCAATTAATTTATTCATTTTAAAGCAGTTGTAACCGCTCACGTGTGGGGTTACTATATCGTTATGTCAACTCAAGTAACAATTACAAAAGCACAAGAGAACAAAGGCGCACGTGGTATTCTTGACCTTACGTCACAACTATCACAAGTTTTGAAACAATTTGATGGATTGTACACGAAGCAGTTGCCTGACTGCAATGGGCTTACTGTGGAGTCTTGGATGGATGCGCATGGAGTGAAACGCTTTGAGAAAAACGGCAAGAAGAAAGGCTATACTCCGGCGTTGCTTATGGACGGTTGGCACGAAGGCATGAAAAATGTCGAGGATAAGGGAACACGTGCCTTTGTGTTCAGGAACGTGCCCGCAAAGTATCAACCATGTACTGAGGATGTGGAGCGTATGGGCTTGCGTGATATGGAAACTTTCTTCCGGGTGTTCACGAAAGAAGAAGCCGAAAAAGTGGATGGAAAACCAATTAGCCGCTATATGCTTACTCCGGTAGCGGACAACAAATGGAGTGTTGCAACTATCCTCAAAGGTCTGAAACAGAAAAGCAACTTTGAAAAGGAAAACGAAAAGAGTGTGCTTAGCGACTTAGATTGGGAGAGCCTGGAACACGTGTATATTGTACGCTTTGATAAAGATACAAACGGAAATGTAGTACGCAAAGTTATCGAAATCAAAAAAGAGCTGGTACAATTCTAAAGAACAGGGGCGGGTGAACATGGCGGCATTGTGGAAGTTCAAGCCTTCCCCACTCACAAGTATAAATATAAAAATCAAAAAAATGAAAGCAATTATTTTCTCCATAACAGTCTTTACTGTATCAATTTTCTTTAGTTGCAACAACAATACGCCCGAGACGGATGCAAGTTGGAAAGCATATTGTGCAGCATATAATGTGAATACAGATACACCAACAGAAGAGCAAGAAACATACTTTCTTGATTGCTGGTGTGGCTCTGTGGAAGAAGAAGAGGCTTTAAGCAATAAATAAGAGTCTCTACGCCCAAAGCACCGGGCTTGAATTGGTGTCCTCGTAAATGAATACTTATTCCACTACCGGGGTATGTGGTACCTGTGATCCGGACGACGGGGTTATAATATCTGATGAGGCAACGTCAAAAATCGGTGGCGTTGTTAGTAACAACCGTATTTCTGGCGCAACATTCGTGGCGGTGCGCAAGCCATAGGTGTGCAAAGGGTTCGAGTCCCCTTAGCGTCAACCAATTAAAGCATATTGAAATGAGAGCAAAAACTATCAAAGGAACCTCCATGCCTAAATCGGAGCTAAACGCTTACAGCGTGGGAATTATGCGTTTGAACGAGACGCATATTGCGAACGAAAATTTCAATCGTGACGACATCGAATTTATCGGACGATGCAGTATAAGCCGTCGTGAAGTTATCATCGGAAAGATTGGTAATTTCTGGTACATTCGTGGCAGAAGTTTGGATGTGGAACTCAAAGTGCAGGCGCAATATGGGAAAGATGCCCGGTTCAAAGCGTACTACATTGTAAAGGGTAAGCGTGTAACTGTCTTACATCCCAGTAACAACGGAAATATGTCTGAATTTGAATGTCGTGATACTTCCAAGCCCGTCTATATGATGAACGCGGAAGAGATTTTCTATGCAGCCAAAGGCAAAAGACCTTCGCGTAAATGTGGAGCTAAAATAAGTTTTTCTACAAAGTTGGCGAATGGTGCAAAAATGGAGAAAAGATAATCATAAAATCAGAGGCAATGACAAATTCCCAAATACTGAGTGATTTGTGTTTACAACTAACACAAGTCAACAAGGAAATTCACTCGCTTAAATGTATGGTTCGGACACCTGAAATCATGGCGAGAATGATTAAACTAAACGAATTGCGAGATAATATCAAAATGAGTATTATCGACATAAGAGGTGCAATCGCTTGTGGTGCTGATAATCCAAATCCACTTGCAGGCTGGTGCTAAATCAAAAAAACAGAGATAACAACAATTTAAATCCAATAAAAATGAAACGAATTATTTTGGCTCTCGCTTTATTTGCTGGGGGCATGATGGCGTATGCCCAATCAGAAGTGAAAAACGATACTATTGCTGTCGTAAATTCTCAAATCAAGAAGGTGGTACAAGACGAAACCACCAATACCAAAGGAAAGAAGGTGGTCAAATATTATATCTTGTATAATGGAGCACTGGTTCCAACATCAAAAAGCGTTGTTGAAGCATACAATCTGTGCCTGAAGCACAATGTTGAATGCGCTTTGGCAATGGTGATAAACAAGAAAACAAACAAAAAGAGAATCATTCTGAACTAATTATAAAAAAGGGGAATATGGTAAACAAAAATGGATTGGCGTTGGCTACGATTGCCATCGCTATGGTTGCATGGCAGCCTATTAATGCCGAAGTGATTACGGATATTGCCGGACAGTGTGGCATTGACGAAAGCTCTGTAATGAATATTGCAGCCGAAGTGATGGCGGCAAAGGACATAGCGGAAGTGGATATGAAACTTCATTAAAACACCTGTAAGGAGCAGGACTAAATATTATGGCAAATTATGCAGAAATGACAGCTTACGAGCTGGAGCAAGAACGTGAACAGATTCAAAATGAAATGATGGCATGCAATGACGATGTAAAAATTGAATTGCTCGCTGCCGACATCGAGGGCATTACAGACGAAATTGAATCACGTGATCCGTTAGCAGACGAATAATGGTCTGCAATATTTTCAAATCTGATGGCTGACGCTTCTTTGGTGTCAGCCGTTTTTATATCCAAAAATCAAAAATTTAAAGATATGGCAACAAACATTGAAGTGAAGTGTAATTTCACAAGCGTATTTGCAAAATATGATACCGTTGATGAACTGAAAGCTGTCGCAAATAACATTTGCGGTCAGGTTAAAGAGGCTTTTGACACCAGAGTGGCAGAAATCAAATCAGGTAATACTGGAATAGTCGTGGAGGTCGAAGTATCCGCAAATGAGACACCAAAGCCAGAGGCAAAATCAAAATCCAAGAACAGCAAAACAGCCGGAGCCAAAGAAATGGCTGAGAAGTTCAAAAAGCAAGAGAAGCAACAAAAATCAGAGGCACAAAAAGAAACCAAGGAAAATAAAGACAATGATACCTTGATAGCTATCACGGATACAAAGGCAATCAAGAAACTTGGATTGACATTTGAAAAATACAATGACAAGTGTTGGGTATTGCGTGGAGAGACAAAGCCTTTGCGGAAAATTCTCAAAGACCAATTCAAAGGAGTTTATAACAGTCGATTGAATGGTGGTGAAGGCTGGGTATTTCGTACAGCCAACGCTCAAGAGTGTGCAGACAAATTAGGATTAAACGTAAAAGTAGCGTAAAATGGCAACGAGAAGAAAAGTCATAGTTAGACGTGCAGAAAGAATACTTTCATGTGCAGGTGGAAAAATAACGAGATACTCAAAATGAAATCCGTAATAATATATTTGGCGGGAACGATATTGTTGTTCCCATGCGTCTTTATATGCTCTGATAGTATCATCGGAGCAACGTGTGGTATAATATGGGGAGTGTTCATGTGGCACTCCCCAAAGTTATCTCCAGCAATACGGAAGTTTTGGCTGGAATTTCATAAAATAGGACTACGAATGTTCCCTTAAAATTTGTGACATTATGCCGGCAGAAGGTACAAAAGTGTGCAAACACTGTAACAGACTACTATCTACTTCTATGTTCCATCGCCACCGTACTTCAAAGGACGGATTATGGAGCACCTGCAAAGAATGTTGCAGAGAAGAAAGAAAAACACTCAAAGAACAGCAGCGGGCTGGGATAACTCCAGAGCAACAAATTGTATTCAGTATCGCCAATCTTACAGACGATGCAATCTTTGACGAATTGCGACGACGTGGATATATCGGAGAGTTGAAGTATTATAAAGTTGTCAATATATGATAAAATCCGAAGTTTTGAGCAATCATCATTAACATCCATTAGTAAAAACAACAGGCATCATCTGCCTAATATATAAAAATAGACAATCATGAATGAAGCAATTATAAAACAAATGAGTGGCATTGTAGCAGAAGTTATGACCAGTTTCCAGTCTGACTTTGAGCAATACGATAAGCCATACATTGAAAAAGCGGAAGCGTGTCAGTTCCCTATGATTTGGATTGTCGGCACATCGCATACATACTTGCTAAAGTTAGGCAGTTATAAAGAATTTTTCTTCAACAATGAATCTGTCCGGCTTAATTATGTGCAAGGAGACAATGGATTTAATGCCTATTTGAATATGTATCCCAATGACCATATTTTTATTATAGGGAAAGACAAGGTTTCTAAAGTATCACTGGAGCAAGCGAAAGAAGCAATTCGTGATTATGTGATTCCTGCCGTTAAAGAATGGGAAGAATGCAATGGTGCCTTACCCAAAAGATGTAAAGTCAAAGTAAAACTGAACAATATCTCAATCAGCAAATTAAAAGAACTTATTTGTGATTGTGAGGCACACAATAACACTTCTTTGATTGATTCGTTAAGAGGTTTCCACCGTTATCGGCAAGTAGCTTCAGACCATTATATTCAAGTAAACTATAATCCGAGTTATAATGAATTTGGGTTTTGTGAATATATCAATGGAAAATCCGGTTTGGTTGGTGGCATTGTCTTTCATGGATGGAAAGAAACCGGATATCAAGAAAATTATGCAGTTCAATTAACACCCAACTACGGTTGGTCTAAACACACTTAAAACATTCATTATGGAAAACAGATTGATAAAAACAAAAGAAATAGGCAATTATCGCATTAAGATATATTACGACATAGATGCTATGTGTCCTTGTACAGATTGGGATATGGCAGCGTGTTTCCTGTGGGAATATGGAAGTATAACACGCTTATCCGATGCGTGTAATTGGAAGGAAGTCTTTGGAAAATACGGTGATAAAAATCATTCACTTGCAGATGCACTTCATCAGCTTATTAGCAATCATGTAAAATGGAAAGACCTACTGAATTATTTCAAAAAGGGTAAACTGGACGGTTATTGCATGCGATATGACAGAAGTGCGAACATGTGGTATCTGGAATGGCGCGACAATTCACGATACGCTAAGAATAAAGATTACCAAGAAATCCTCAGCGTATCGCCTTCAGATCTTTCGTATGATTGCACGAACGATTTTGTTGAGAGTTTAGAGTGTAACGAATTGGTTCAAATTCTTTCCGACTTGGGTAAAGACATATTTGTCAAAGAATGGTCCACCACAGGATATAGTCAGGGGGACTATGTTAAAGGGGTGACTTTCTGTACAAAGGAACGATACGCAAAAATGGTTAGCACTGATACTACCGATTGGAAAACTAAAATTGACGTATTGATTGATGGTGAAGCTAAATGTATCGGCATGTGGATGTGGGGAGATGTGAAAGGTTTTGTCCTGGAAAAGAAAGTGGAATATACCAAGAAATACCATGATGTAGAACGTGAAGATGAAGAAGGTTTTGATTGGGAAGAAGTTGATTCGTGCTGTGGGTATTTCATGGAGGCGGATGAACTGATAAAGGAGGTAATATCTGAGCACCAACTTAAAGAAGCTGCATAAACATATAAAAATTTCAATCATGGATATTATAGCAATGTTAGAAAAATACTCCTTAAGTTTAAGGAGATTGCCGGATTTCGAGACAGATACTTATTTTTTTCCGGAGAATCCAACCCAGATGGAGTTGGATAATTGCCACTTATCTATCATCAGACCTATATCTAAGGAAAAGTTCGATGATATGATACAGCGTAATTTTTTGAGTGCTCATAATTCTATTTTCAAAAATGGATACCTTATTAAAAAAGTGGTGAGAATCAAAAAAGAACGTGAAAGTGGATGGATGGTGAAGATTTGCAACAATCACACTTCTATTCAGCAATGGTCGAAAAAACATGACTTCTACGGAGATACAGCGGAAGATGCTGTAAAATCTGCAATTGAATATATTGACAAACAACAAAGAGAGATAGATGCTTTGATGAAAACTCTCAAAATAACTGAAGAATCATTATGAACGAATACCTGATTTATACATTTGGAGGTTTTTGTCAAGCCCCTAATGGAGATAGTATAGACAACTGTCAGGTTCTTGGTCGTGCAAAAGGGGAAGACGAAGTTGAAGCGATCGAGAATTTGCTCTTAGAAAATCCGTGGATTATTGGTTCCGGATATGAACGAAAAGACTTTATGATAGTACAAATTCTCAATACAAATCCTGAATGTGTACTCTATAAGGTTTTTCCTCATATCGAACATCAATTATTATCCATGTGCGACACCAAAGAAGAAAGTCTGAGTGAAATTAAGCGATATATAGAGAATTTTCCTCATGAGCCAGATTTCAATATCGTTCAGTACGGCAATCTTTTGGTGTATTACAATCAATTACGTGAATTTTATCATAGTTGTGGTTGTAAATCTATGGAAGACAAAAGTGACGATGAGGTGTGGGAAACATACAAAAAGCATGTAGGCTATGTGGCTAATAAATTATTAAATTAGAATGCGACATGAAGATTATCAAAGTACCTATTACAGAGCATAATAAGCAACTATTCCACTCCAGTAACAAATCAAAGGAAGCAAAATTAAAATGGGAGGAGTTGTTGAACAAATCTCAAAGTATGACTGCTGAAGAGTTTTGGAAGAGAGAACAGACCGGTTATAACTGTAGCAGTGAAGTTAAAAATTGTTTTTTTGTTGTAGGAAAGCCAGAATCTATAATTGATGAACTTGTCAATTTGAAAATGGGTGAATCTAATGTGTATTATCCGTGGATAAGTAGTCATTCCCCAGAGGATTTAATTGAATCAAGAACAGACTGGGGAAGATTAAAAGAACTGGCAGATGAGATGTACTATTTTATTGAGCGTTTGTATGATTATATTTAACATGAAGTATGAAATACACAGTTGAAGATAACCTCAGCAACTTCAAATTTTGGAGTGGAGGTAAAGATCGAGCTGACAAGTGTTCTGTTAATGAACTTGACAGCATTGAAGATTTTTTGCAAGAAATTGAACCAGAAGACGGGTGGACTGACACTGCGATTAACGATATATTTTGGTTTGAATTTAATACACTGGCTCAACATTTGGGTTATGACGACGAGGAAGATTTTGATTTGAAGCACGACCCTAATTATGTTGATGATGAGGAACTTTCTGAATATGCTGATAAATGGTTTATTAAATTTGTCCAACAGAATCGCCAAGACTATGAATTGCTTGAATCCATAGCTGACCAGTTTGGTGTTGGCCTGGATTATAAAGAATGGGAAATGTATGAAAATGAAGATAGTGTTGCCGACTATATTATCCGCTGTTATGAAGACAATAAGTTTTGCCTCACGGAATATTTGTTCGATGAAGATAATTCAGGGAATGAATATGTAAGCGAGAAAATACCGACTACATGCCAACTCCGAAAATTGGCTATGGCTGAAAAGGGAAAGATGTATCGAATAATCATCAATGTCCAATACGGCGAAATGCAGGATGAATGTGACAAATTATATGATGGTTCAGGATATAGAACAATTTTTACTGATGCAAACGGAGAAGCTGTCATTGACTATTTGAAAGATTGGGATAGCGATGAATGGTCAAAAGACGATATTCGTGATGAAGAACCACAATGGGTAAATAATGGAACAGACTCTATCCATCAAAAAGATGGTTATACCCTAATTTACAACTCCACTCTTGGAGGTGTGTATATGTTGTACCGAGAGGCAAATGAACATGAAATTCAATGGTACAAAGAGCAATCAATATGATAATAACACATATACAAAAATGCGTATGTGGTGCAATTACAATCGTATATGACAACGGGGCATCCAATAGTATGTATCAAGAAACATTTGATAGATTAAAATTGGATATATCGCAAGCTCATACAATCCCAGATTCATTTTGTTGCGACCATTGCGTAAATAATTGGGGGATTGACCTATGTGAATGTGGCTCCGGAGATAAAGTCGGAGAATGTGAATGCGGCTCAAATAAAGCGCATGATGAACTGGGAATAAAATTTGACTCGTTCGGAGCAATAGTAAAAAACTTCTCATAATTGTAGTATGGATAAATCAATAAAACAAATCGAAAAGGAATTGACTCTTCTTGAACAGAAGAAAAATGAAATGGAAAACATATTAGTGGATGCAATATCTTCAGCCATGTTAAAAATAGCTCAAGACAAGCCGATGCAACGGATAAGCAAGCATTGTTTCGTTATTCGTCTTTCAGATATGATAGGCAATCCTTGGAACCCCGAATTCTATGACTGGGAGAAATCTATCACAATTATCTTGAAATTTTTAAAACCTAAACCCGCAAGGGAGTGGGTTTGTGCATTGAATGGAAAATTGGAAAGCACGCCCAAGAATCAGCCGGTCGTTTTTGAATATCGTAAGCAAAGTTACGGTGTGATGTATTCAGAAAAAATTCCGGTTTCTCGGATATTTATTGAACAAATAATCAAGGAATTAAATCAGTAGCAATCATGAAAAATCAGATATATAGCCGTTCAGTTACAATTCGTGATAACAACATGAATCGTTGGTGTATTGAATTTGAAGTTCGTGAGGCTGGTCCTTACACAAGACGAAATGTAGATACTCTTGAAGAATTTGAAGAGCATTTTGAAGTATCGGTATGTGGTGAAGGTGGCTGTGTTAGTGGTCAATGTTATGACGACATTGCACCAAGAACCCCCGGGCAAAAAGACTTGCTTGACTTTTGGAATAAATACCACTGCTGTGGAATGAGAGGTGGAACAAAAGCACAAGATGAATATCTTCATGGAGAACAATACAAAAAAGACTTTGACGGATTTGTTAATCTGTTTTCAGGGTATGATAAAAATTTCCGTAAACAGTTTGATAACACATCATTCAACATCATGTGTAAGTTCTATCAAATACAACCCGAACACATGGCGGTATTAAGGAGTGTGATTGCAAAATATATTAAGAACAATCCTATTGAATATATTCTTGGACTTGACACCAAACGCCTCAAACATGATATCAATGACCTTTATGTAAAATACATTTTTCTGGCAATCAGGGGGCTGTATATCGACAAAGGATTCAAATATGGAGCAGATTGGCTTTATTTACCTATTCCGGAAGATGTATGCAAAAGAATAGATGCTTTGTGTGAAATGTTGCAAAACGAGGAAAAAGAATTGTCACAAAGTCTTGCTGTATCAGGCGATTTTAATATGGCTGGTGATTTTGAAGCCACAAAAGACATCATTGAGAAAGTTATGGAAATGCGTGATTGTGATGAAGAGGAAGCTAAACGGTTTGTGGCACTTGGAATTCATTTACAATTGACATTTAGTGATTTAGATGACACCTTTCAATCGAATGATGACTGCCTATATGAAGCAAATGGAACAGAATATTACATAGGTACAGAAAAAGAGTTAGAACAAATAGCCAGTGATAGAGTATATGATGACGATGAATATGAATACTTCTGGCGTGAAGCGGTTGCTGCCAAAAGTACAACTGACTCTTTAAAAGACTGGTTAAAGTTAGTCTTACAAGATGGCTGGTGCAATATTCTTAATTCATATGATGGAAAGTACGAATCGTATAATATTGATGGTGAATACATATGTGTATCCAGAAGGTAAAAAAATTATCAATTTCAAGTTATGATAACAACTATAGAAATAAAAAGTTTTCCCGGTTTTTATGAAACCGTCTTCAGCGAAATATATATTGAAGAAGGTGAGCGGGAAAGTTTACGTGACCAATATCCTGATTTTGAGCATTTGTCAGATTGGGAAATGGATTCGGACAAGTATCGTGATGCGGTTGCAAAGAACTTTGCTGAAATGTATATTGATGAATTGAATGATAAACTTCAGCTAAATATCAGGCTAACATCTGAAAGTATTGAGAGTCCTCGTGAATATAATTTCACTACAGATAAAATTATTTGCAATATTGAAGTTGGTAACTACGATACGTTTATTAAAAAGATTACCAACTTAATGTGCAAATCGGAATATCGTGTAAGACTTGCTAAGATTATTGATGAGAAACACTCTGACGCTCCTGGTTTTTGGAGTTTTATGAGTAACGATATCGAAGATTGGTTTGGTTATTTAATAGATCCTGATAATACTAATTATTTGGAATGTATTCTATGGTATCTCTATTGTTTGAAAACTGGTGAATCTATTGACGGAGATGGTGATTGGAATATGGAAAATATGGTTTATGAATACATCAAATGTGATACAGATGCTATTTCTTTAGTTCCGACAACCGATGTAGCACGTGAAGAATACGAACAATGGCAAAAGAAAGAAGAGCAGAAAGAAGCTATTCGCCAATTGCCACAAATACCGGGATTGGAATGTTAAGCAGGGAAATTCTTGAATCAAAAGTAAATGCCCTATTGGATTACTGGAAAGAAAACGAGGCATTTGGGTGGGGTAGAAATAGATGCGATAATGTCAATTTTATCCATCTTCCAACCCAAGTGTATGAAACAGAAAGCGGAGGGCTTAGGTTTATTTTATGGAATCTAATTAGGGGATTTAGTGGACATTATGAATGTGTTGTAGATGTGAACACTTTCAATTACTCAGTAAAACAACATTCGGATTATGGTTCATTGACATGGACTACCCCAGCGAAAGACCATAGTATATATAAAGCAGAGGATTTATCAAATGAACAAAGGTTAGAAATAGAAGCATCAATAGCTTTGACCATAATAAAGTGTAAATTGGTAGAACAAAATTTTGGACGTATTGGTGTTGTTGGTAAACACTTGCAATTACATATCTGGGGGCAGACTTCTTCTGACGACCTTTCAATTTCACTCATGTAAAGAAAGAGCGATTAAACATTTATAAAAAAGCGTTCTCATTACAATTTTGAATGATTCCCATACTATTCATTATAAAACAAATAAAATGACACAACAAGCAAAAAATTGCCTTGAATTATATCGTGGCGGTAGCCCAGCTACAATCAAGAAACTCCTTCAGGCGCAAAAAACATCTGTTCTGAAGAAACTTCAAAACCATTTTGGGACATCAGACCTTGACAAGTTGGCTGTATGTCTTAGTAACGGTAAATAACCAATTATTAAATTTATACAATATGATTACAAAAGAGTATTTAGAAAAAGCGTATGACGCATTGTCACAAGAACAGAAATTGAAACTCGCACTTTACAATGATTTTGGTGAAAAGGCACAGCCACTTTTTGATTGGCTTAATCATAATGTCAGTAATAAGCCAGATAATCAACATCTTGTAGGCACAACAGAGACATTGCATTCCGATGGAGTTTATTATCTTTATGAAGATGGTTCTGCTGAATTATTTGACTTTGCTAAACAGAACAAACCGCAAAAAGCGGTCAAGCGTATCGGAATTATTATGGGAGTGCGCTCAATCGCCATTAATTTGGAAGATTTGCCAGAACAGCCATTAACCAACACACAAGACGATGGCAATTATGACGGCTATATTGAAAATTATGACGATGTTGTTGCCGACTGGAATGGAAAATCGAATACTGATCATATTAAAAAAATCGGCACAGGTATTGAACTGAAAGATGATGAATGGATTCCCTCTGTTGCCGAATTGTATCTTATTTATCTCAATAAACGCTCCATCAATGCCGCCATCGAACTTAGCGGCGGAAGCCGCATAAAAGATGGCTGGTACTGGAGTTCCACTGAGTACTCGGCGACGGACGCTTGGTACTTGTACCTGAACGTCGGCAGCCTCTCCGGCTGGGGCACTAAGGTGTCGTACAGCGGCTATGCGCGTGCCGTGGCAGCATTTCATTAACCCTTAACCCCTTTATCTCTTCAACCCTTAGAGCGAAGCGACTGCGAACGAAGTGAGCTAAGAGATAAAGGGGTGTTAATTAATTGAACAATGGACATAGAATGGGATGAAATAAGAAAAATTATTGAAAACAAAGACAGTATTGCTATAGCAGAAGCAAAAATGAAAGTGCTTGATTCTATGGAAAAACAAGCACTTTCATTGATGAAAAATGGCGGGTCTTTACCAGGAATTACTGCAAGCACATTTCACTGGAATAAATCAAATTTGGATAAAAACAAATCCGACTTGATTCTTCAATTTAAGCAGGAGCTTTTACACACTTTTATGCAGCGGCACGGAATGTCAATATACCATGATTCCTCCAGCGTAAAGAGCGGTGATGCTATCGTAATCAAACATAAAAGACTAATTTTTACTTATGATGTAGTTAATGTTACATATCCAAATGTATCAATTTGTTTAGCGAAATTTATTAAAGGTGATACGCCTACAAATATTGAAACCATCAAAATATCCAAACCGAATTTTATTCTTGGAGTCGGATTGAATAAAGATATTCCCAACATTAATCACAAATCATTTTTCTTTTTCTATAACAAAATATAAAACTACAATATTATGGATTTGAATCTTACAGCGTTTGAAACAGCTATCAAGACTTTTCTTGACAATCTTGCAAAAGAAGATGAAATGTTCGCAAAGAACTATGCAAAACCCAACAAGTCAATATCCGAGTGTTGCAAATATATCTTCCAGCAAGTAGAGAAAAATCGAAAGAACAATGAGCGATGTGTGGCTTGTACTGATGAAGAAGTTTACGGTCTCGCTATCCACTATTACGATGAGGATGATATTGTTGTTGATGGACCAAAGAATAAAGTAGAGGATATACAACACGCTCCCACTCCTGAAAAAACAACTGCAAAATCAAAGGAAACAAAACCCAGAAAGTCAAAGTCCGCAAAAACAGATCCGGATTTACCAGATTCATTAGAGATTCCACTTTTCTAACAAACCTAAATGAAATCTAAGAATGAAGCCCAGGAACAAGTTACAAAAAATGGTGGTAGAAAACTTAAAAAAACTACCTGAATTAAGTGCATATCAAAAAAAGCAAATCGAAAAACATATCATACCTCATATTGCAAAACTCAATTCAAAAGGAGAATATACCTGTATGGATTGTGGAAAATCATGGAAAAATGATAAAAGCAATTCCAATATTGTTACTTGCCCACATTGTTCCGCAAAACTGACAGTTGAGAAAGACCGGAAGCGCAAGATTGCTTATAAAGATTATTTTGCGATAGTTACAAGGTGTGGAGGTTTCCAAATAATAAGGATGTTCTTTATGTCTGCAACCTTACGTAAAGGTAAAAAAGCAACTTGGTGGACTGATGAAGCGTTCCAGCGTTGGATTACTTCTGATGGTAGAGAAGTTATTGTCGGTCGAAAAAGAAATTGGTTATGCCGTTATGTAGATTCTTGGGATTGGTCCAGTGATTTAGAAGTTCGCCAAGAACATTATGCCCATTCAGTCTGCCCGAATAAAATTATCGGACGTGTATATGCCATTCCTGAATTGGTTAGAAATGGATTTAATGGCGATTTTCACGATTACAATCCATCTAAGGTTGTAAAAAGTTTACTAACAAACAACAGAATAGAAACATTATGGAAAGCCGGTCAGTTTCAGCTTGCAAGATATTTTATGAGTTCATCCTATTCTCTTGATAGATATTGGTCATCCATCAAGATAGCAATACGAAACAATTATACGGTTGAAGATGCGTCCATGTGGTGTGATTTGTTGAGTTCACTAAGTTATATGGAAAAAGATATTAGAAACCCTAAATTCATTTGTCCTGACAATCTAAATGAGGCACATGATCATTGGCAACAGAAAAGACAAGCCAAAGAAGAAAGAGTGCGCAGACAACAACAGAGGCAACGTGAAATGGATGACGAAAACAAGTATTTGTCTAACACTAAGCAGGTCTTGAAGGATGAGAAAAAATATCAAAAAGCAAAATCCAGATACTTTGATTTAGAGTTTAAGGATCAAGAAATTACCGTTAAACCACTTACCAGTATAAAAGAGTTTATTGATGAATGGCATACAATGCACCATTGCGTATTTACAAACAAGTATTACCAAAAGGAACACTCATTGATATTGCACGCCATTGTTAATGGCGTGTCTATTGCGACTATCGAAATGGATATTAAAAATCTGGAGATTCTTCAATGTCGTGGAGTTCATAATTCTGTACCACCATTTAAAGACCGCATAATTACATTGATTGAATCCAATAAACATAAAATCGCTCAAAAACGGGCAGCTTAAACATCAAAAATTATGACAGAGAATTCACGAATCGCTATGGCAGCGATAAACAAATGGGTATATTTCAGTCTGAACTATGACGTTGTTCCATACACCAATAAGAATAATAACAACGAAATAGTTTATGTACCAGAATTTATACCGGCAATCAAATGGACTTGCCCTATCTGCCACATGGTCAATAAATGGCAGTTGGCTATACAATCTAAGGATCCACATACATATCTCATCAAATTCTATACAGAACTTGATATCCAAAACCGCAGGTTATTACTCGAATGGGTATTGAATTATTACAATGACGAAATTAAACTCTGTGATTGATATGGAAGATAAGATATTGAAGATGTTTTTCAATACCGATCGCTGGGTTTATGCAATTGAGAAAGGTGTGGATAAAAGCATCAATAAAGCCCATCTCTATCAGCTTACAAAACCTGAAGTCCGGGTTGAAATGTGTAAGGCTATTAAGCAAGGTAAATATGAGATCACTCCCCCACATACGGCAAAAATTCCAAAAGACAATGGTGATTTTCGCACAGTATATATTAATGAACCTATTGATAGAGTGTTTCTCAGTATAGCCAATGACTTGTTGTTTGAGCTGATGCCGGAAATGGTTCATCCAAGTTGTTTATCATACCAGAAAGGCATTGGTTGTGGTAAAATAGTCAAGGACATATCTTGTAAGATTTGCGAGACCAAAGGCGAAGTGATTGGATGGAAATCAGATTTTAGTAAGTATTTTGACTCCGTTCCGCTTCGATTTATTGATGAAGCATTTGACTCTGTAGAAGATAAATGGGGGCATTCCGCAATTATAGATGTTCTACGCAAATATTATCACTCAGATTGGTATTTTGATACTGATGGCAAACTGCAAAATTCTTATCAGTCGCTAAAACAAGGATGTTCAGTAGCTTCTTGGCTCGCAAATGTAGTAATGTTCAAACTCGATGAGCGTTTAAGCACATTAAACGGAGTCTATGTTCGATATTCAGATGACGCACTATTTGTTGGTCCTGATTATCAACGGGCAATGGAAATTATGGAGGAAGAAGTGATGAAGCATGACATGAAGCTGAATCCTAAAAAGATAGAATTTCTTGCCCATACACGTTGGTTCAAATTTCTTGGATATTCCATTAAAGGAGCTGACATATCATTAAGTTCGACACGGATTAAAACTTTTCAAAAAGAAATTGAGGCACGAACGATTAGACTTAAAGATATATCATTGGCCAAAGCGATAAATGGCGTAAATCGCTATTTATATGGTGGCAATGGAGAATATAGCTGGGCTACACAAATTCTTCCAGTTGTTAATGTCCAAAAAGACATTCAAACTTTGAATATGTTTATAATGGATTGCCTAAGAGCTGTTGCTACCGGCAAACATAAAATTGGTGGACTTGGTTATGCAGCTACTCAGTCTGATGGTTGCGTGCAACGTGGTATAGGTAAAAATGTAAAAGCCAATCGGTTAAAAACTGAAAGGATAATACCTGGTTACTTTACGATTGGATGTATGCAAAATGCAATGAGAGTAAGTAAATCGGCTTACAAAACGCTTGTTGCCAGTCTTTAATAATCTTTAATAAACCAAGTATGCTGGTGTATGATGAAAGAGCTAATATTTAAGAATCCGCTGCCGCAGGCTGAATCGCACGATCTCCCGTGTTATCACACGGAGATCATACTCATAGGCGGCCTCTATCAAACTATTAAAGAGACATGCTAATAGCTTGACATCATACTATTTGAAACTATATAATATGGACAGTTCTTAATCAATTAGAGTTGGGTGCGCAACTATTAATAGTGCAACAACATATTTCAATAAATGATCAACATATATTCAGGACATAGACTGCCGTCATGTGTCCACGAATAACAGATCATTCATATCAAAAATAATAGAGGAACGCACAATGTTGTTTTGCTATTCATTAATAAACCGGGTATGCGGTTCCATCTGGAAGGTCTTGTATTTAATTATCCAGTATAAATAGTCAAGGACCGGTTTCAGTCATCTCATGTCTGAGATGACTTACTCTGGTCCATTTGACTCCAATACTGGAACATATCGACATAATAAAGAAACATACCAAAAAGACGTGACAGATAAACAACACTGAAATGCGCCAGACATGGTTCAAGAAAACGAAATCCAATAGTCCAGATTTGAAAAGCATATACGACGCCGGCTTTAAGCCCTACCCGGCCCAATCCGGCGTCGTATTATACTTCCATCTGGAATATATCATATAAATAAAGAGACGCATCATCGTTTTGAGAACCATTATTCAGTACAGAATATGTAATCAAGTTCGGCAAATTTATATGAGCTTCTACCAACTCAGGTAACAAAGCTCATCTCAGCCAAGGTTTGCCACCTAAGGCTGAAGATGAGCTTCGAAACCTGATTGCGAAAGCTCTTAAATCAAAAAACTAAAGGAATGTACCAAGCTGATGAGATTCACTTTAACACAGTATTAACAATGCACAACATTTACGAAGAAACAATTAAAAAAGTGGAGCAAGGCTCCAGATTTTCTGTCAATTTTCAGCAAAGAAGTTTAAAAATTGATGGGAAATTTGTCATTCAAAATGGCAAATATGAAGGTGAATGTGGAATAAAACAAGATGGACATTCACTGAAAACTATCACTCAGTTATTTGTACGATATCATCACAGTTTACCTTCTGAAAGAAGCGTTAGTAAGCGCAAAAACTATTTTATAGCATTACCAGAGCATAAACTATCTGATGAAGACATGCTTTATGGAGAAACACGTGAGGTTGCTCAAATTAAACTTGAACTTTATGTCTTGTTAGCAATTATAACTGGCTCTTTAAAATGGAATGATTTTGCTAAAGACAAATGGTTTTGGCAATCACCTGAGCATAAAGACCTTATTATACTGAAAGATTGGGTCGAACCAAAGAAAGAAAATTAATAATAACTTAAAACATATCAACTATGCCAAGAATTAAAATGAATTGCCATGCATGTGGCACAGAAATGTCAATCGTAGAGAAAGAAAATAAAACGTCAAAAAATAATAAACGCCCTATCAAAGAGGTTGTTGTAAAATGTAAAACGGCTGATGACAAGATTGCCGTTCTCCGAAATGCAGGAATAGATGTATCAAATCTATTCTCAATTAAAAGCTCAAATGGTGATGAAGCTGTAGGGCGGCTGATTAATGGAAAATTTACAGTCATTCCTGATAATGACCCAATTTTTACAGGTATTATTCATGGTGGCACAGTGCCTAACCGCCGGCTGTTTAGACGATGGGTGATGGCACAAGTGTTTCACATGCTGACACAGACCGATTATAATACTCATGAGAAGATTGGTTTTACAGAAGCTTTGAATCGTAAGGGGTACAAATATCAATGGAATATGGTTATAGAAGAGTATCGTGTTCAGTCAAAGCTATTTTCCAGTGACCCTGAAAATTTCACTGAACGTAACCGATGGTTTAATAAGGAAGTAGCTATAGAAATGGCTCAACATTATATTGACCAACTCAAAGAAATGCTTAACAAAACACGTATCAGAAAATGTAAGGGTATTCCTTATGTCCGTCTCAAAAATCGTAATGTATTTGTAGAAAATTTGCAAGCCAAGGTTTATGCTCCATTAGAGAAAGCATTAGACCGCATAAAAAAGGCGAACTCTGCATCTATGTTATACAATGCTGTTAACAAATTCTACAATGAGGTCAAAAAAACATATATCTCCAATGATTTTCCGCAATCTAAAAAGTTCAAAGATGCCTATAAAGGTGCCGGCGCTTTCTTTACGATGAAAAATCTTATCCTATTTCATGGATGTAAATTTCCTAAAATGAGTCAAACAGCATCTTTGACACATCTTCAAAATATCATTATGCCTTTTGATTTTGATGGCTATAAGTTATTTGGCGTGTTAAAAGATTTTTTGAATCACAACAAGATTGATATTGAGCGCAAACAAGCTGAATGGCGTAAGTAAAATCAATCATAAATGAAATCCCGAATTAGTCATTGAAACGTATAACGTCCAATAGACTTATTCGGGATAAACATTCTCTGACAAACAACTTGATAAAGACAATTTGAACATGAAAACTCTTGAAGATATTTTAAACGATTATTGTGGTTGCTTTGGTCCGGTCTTAAATGAAAGAACTGAAAAATTCTCATCATGTGGAATGGAAGCCTACAAATATTTGCAAGGATTTATTTTGTCTCTGGGCGAATTAAATGTTTTGGATTCAAATAAAGCAATTCAAGAACTGGATAAAATTGCAAAGAAATATGTCCCAAACAAACTTTCAGATTCGGAAAAAAGAAACACTGACAAAATCTTAAAGCTAACAAGAGGAAAGAAAATGCACACTTATGATTCATGGAATGGAAATTCCATGAGTATTATAATAGAAAGTGTAGAAATATTCACAGATTCAATTCTTTTTTCAGGCAAAAATAACTGGGGAGGAAAATCTGGAATTTATGTCAATATGGAGCATTTAGATGAGCTTTTAAGTAATGGTAGTGCAACCAAACATAATACGATCGAACGATGTGATGTGGTAACTTCATGGACAATTCAATAAAATAGGAAAAAGATATGGCAAGAAAAAAATTAAAAGCAGAAACAGAAGAAAAGGACAAGACACGTCCTACAAACTATATAACTCAGCAGGGCAACAAAGCAATTCTTACACTTGCTGATTTTACCGATGAGAATATATTTGCAGAACTCCGGAGAAGAGGATATAATGGTGAGTTAAGGTATTCTAAAGTAGTTAATGTATGAACAATCAGAATATCAACAAGAAATTACAATCCCAACTAAACAAGCTATGTAAGGATTGCTCTTTAAAAAATAGAGCCGGTAAATGCCCCTATTCCAACAAATCGGAATGTGATGATTATAATTTGCTTATTACAAAAACGGTATTGACACAATATCCAAGTTTAGACCTTATGAAAATTCCAGCAAGCGCCTATGCCAATGGATTGCTTGCCCATGAATATGTTGGGGAGCCTGTTCATTATTCCTGTGTCGATTATGTCAGCCTTCCGGTTGATTTCTTTGTTAATGGGCTAAAAGCACATGGATATTCAGGAGAATTAAGAAAAACAAGGGTTGTAAAGATATGAAAAGTAAATCAAAAACAAAAAAAGAGAATCCACATAAATTCACATTTGAACAAATTGAAGATGAAGCTATTGGATGCAGATATTGCGATATGTTTGATTGGCAACGTAAAGACCTCTCAAAAGAGGAATTATTTGAATATGCGGAAGAAATGAGGAAAAATCTTGATAAAATATTCCATTTAGCAATGAGTGTGAGGCTAAACATCTAATATGTAGAAAAATAAATCATGAGAATAAATTTAACGAAAGAGCAACAAGAATTGTTTAACAACAATTTCAATAAAAGCGCATACAAACAAGCAAAGCAGGTTATTCAAGAAGCCATATCAAAAGCAAAAACATTCGAAGACCTGTGGAACTCTTTAAATTCGTATGAACGTGACAACGGTTTTAACGATGATTACTCTATTATATACTGTGAAGTCGAACTTGACCGTAGCCACATGGAGACCGATTCTGATTATGTCGGAGTTGATTTCAATATTTACTGGAACGATGACACAAATAAAGGTCATATTGAGACTGTATCATTGCACACATCAGATACTCCAGATGGGGAGGTTGAACTTATTTGTTTTATCCACCCTGATACTTGCGAAATTACTGAATGGTGTTATGACTAAGATACGGGTATATTGATGAAGGCAGTTGTTACCATCAATAATAACAATGAAAAGAAAAGAAATTAATGACAAAGTTAAAGTCAATGGCTATTATGTAAATGAGTTTACCCGGGGATTTTTGGGTGAACAAGATGAAGGAAATTGGATGCTGAAACAAATGGGGTTGCAACCCGGTGTTGTTCCATTTAGTGTAATCACTTTCTTTCAAAACAAACAAGCATGTTGGAAAGATAAGGACAGCAATACCGCATCAATATCATTCAAATTAAAACCAAATCAAATAGAATGCTTTGGGAGCTATTTGAAAAAGAAAAAAACTATTCGCATTTTTCGTGAGTGGGGATGGCACGAGAATCCTGAAGTAATTGCCAGACTGGAATCAGAAGCTATTGGTGATTTGTGTATGAAATGTATTTATGAAAATTTAATCGCATAAAATATGGGATGGATAATATTTGTGATATGGATGATAATTGGTATTGCAATTAATATCTGTATCGTAATTGAAAAATCATCTGAAGATAAATTGAAAGAGCGTACAAAAAAGACTGGGATGTTATTTATGTGGATTGGGGTTACTGGAATAATCATTGCCGTTTTATATGGATTGTGTTGGGCATGGTATTATTTTTGTTGTGGTTTCCTTGTATTTGAAGACCCTTCACCTGGGTGGAAAATAATATGGGGACTTACATCATTGATTCCGCTCGGACTGATAGTAGGTCTTATCGCAATCTTCTCAGGCTGGGATCCATTTAAGAAATGATTTTCAATTTTAGAATTATCGGGGATTAACCTTTGTTATTATAAAACGACAGGTTAATCCCCCTATTATTTTATGGCTTTATACTCAATTTTAAATAGAAAGTAAAAATGAAAGTAACTAATGTACAGGTCTATGACCTGAAAGAATCAGTCATCGCCTGTAGGAATGCGATGCGTTTAGTTCCACCGGAATATACCGATGAGGAATTTGAAAAAAGCTTTGAACGAGCAAAGAAACTGTGTCAAGCATCTACTGGAGAAGTAAGGTGCCACGCTAATTTTAGAACCGGCATCCGAGTCAGTTTTGATATTGAATATCCTAATTACATTTCTCCAGAAATGCAGCGTTATCACTGGTATGACATTGTAACCTCATCATCTAAAATGCACCGGCTGGTACAAATGGATTTCGACAAATGTTGCAACAAATGGGTAACAGAAGAAACCAAGCGGCAAATGAAGCAGCTCATCTCAGAGTACAACAATGACAAATCTGAAGATAATTTCATGAGGGTTCTTTCTAATTGTCCGCAGGGAGTCATGCTATTTATGCGTGTTTCCACCAACTACGAGCAACTCAGAACCATATATCTGCAACGAAAAAGCCATAGACTACCAGAATGGCGTTCTTTCTGTAAATGGATTAAAACCCTGCCGTATGCCAATGAACTTATCATTTGTAAGCAGCCGGAATAAATATTTTTAAGTCCGAAAGATGGTCGGAAACTTTTTATAACTTTGCATTGTCTTTCGGAAAAACTCTAAAAAAAGAAAGTATGAACAAAAGACGAAGAAATACACTTCATCTTGTACTGGATGATTTGGAAAGGCTGAGAGACCCAGTAATGGATAAAGAAGCTGCATTAAAAATCATTCAGAACGCACAAATTAAAGTTGAGCAATGTATGGATGAAGAGGAGACAGCACTTGATAACAGACCTGAATCATTTCAGTGGTCTGCTGGAAACGATGCGCTGTCAGAAAACATATCCGATCTGTCTGAAGCCAATGATGAACTTGAAATCATCATTGGCCAATGTCAGGAAATGGATGCCTTTAATTATGAATTGGTCAGAAATAATGTTATTGGAATAGTAAACACAATTAAAAGAACAATCCATAGATGAATCAAGAGCAAATCGCAGAGAAACTTAAAGCGGTATCGCAAGATAAGGTGTACAAAGGTGGACTTTCGACATACGCTGTCCAATCCATCAAATCCGGCAGAAGCAATTATCCGGTTTCAAATTTAATCACATATTGTCAAGACCTGGAATTGAAATTTGTGATGACGGATTTGGCTACCGAAGATTGCTTTTACCCGATATCTGTACTTGATGTGCATAAGGTATTGGATTTATTAATGAATCGTTATGAAGTAGATAATAAACTCATTTATCGAAAAACAGCGGTTCATTATACGGCTCCCAAATCATTGGTGGAGGAAGAACTTGAAAAAATCAAGTCTGCATCTGGAGCTAACAAATATGTGGCTCCACTTTCCATCAAGACCCTTCTTGCCGTTTGCGAGGTTATCCATTGCGATTTGTCTTTTGTTAATTGATAAAAGCAGTGTCATAATAACAATCCATTATGGCAACAAAAAAAGAACTATTGGAAAAATCCCAAAAAGCAATTGGTGATTATTTCAGCCTTTCCAAATACTTATTTGGAGATGATGCACCTGTTGATGTTAATGAAATTCCTAAAGAAAGCCCATTTTATGAAGCGGCCCGTTTATTATCAGATGAAATGGGGCTTGACTGGGATAAGATGTCTCATGAAGATAGCAACCGTGTAATGCTAAACCTTTTGTCAGACTACTTCTATAATATTGATGTTGACGAAAAATATAAGCCGGTTCTGACTATTTCATTCCAAAAGATAGAATAGCATGGGAGTTTCCGATTCTGTTCAATTCAACCTACGTCCAAAGGATTTGGAAAAAGCAAGTGAATTATTAGGCATTGAATTGGCTATATTAGAACGATTCAACTCACAACGCCTGCTTAATGTAACCTATATTCGCAGTCTCCTTATCCGTGCAGACTATGAAAGGTTGACAAGCGGACTACATTGGTTGGAGCATCAAGATAAGAATTACAATTTCCCGGAAGTGATGAGAGCCTTGCAACGAGAATACAATATCAGTAAGGCAAATCTCAATAAAATACTTCATGGAAGAAATGAGTCAATATTGTTTTGCAACCGTTGCGGAATACGCATTACAAAAAAATGCCATGAACGTACCAATGGTCTGTGCTCTAATTGTTTTGCAGACGATTTAGAATTATAATTGATTAAAAGCAGTATATCATGGACACAACATTTAAAATCCAACAATTATGGCAATATTTGAAAATTCAGGATGATGAAGTCCTGATAGTTCAATTTTACAATCACACAAATGGCTATGATGAATTTCTTGTAACTGAAAATGTCGATGGAAAATTCAATACCCATGTCATAGACGGTTTGCAAATATCCAATATCAATAAGCCGTTTAGATTAATTCAACAACTTGATTCATCTGGTAAACACACAATTCCGGATGTAAACCAAATAAAGCATGATGAACGTGCTGATTACTAATTATTACCAGACCTTATTTTAAGGTTTGTTAATAAAACTTTTTTAAGGCTCTGTACTATTACATGGTGCAGGGCCTTTTTATTTATCCTGTCTTAATTGATAAAATGAATAAAATGATACAGAAAATCAAAACAAATATCAAGTTCTACAAAGGGCTTAACAATATGCAAGACAGATTGTATGGCTTCGTAACCAAATCCAATGGAAGCTGGAGAGGATGTAGGGAGGATACTGTCAAAAAGAAGATTGTATTCATTGACCCAACCATTTCAGAAGACATTATTCCCAATGTACTTTATAGCTGCACTTTGATTCCGATGCGTAACGAAGAAGGCTTTATTGTAAAATCCGCATCTATTATAAAATTCATTGGCACTATTTCAACGACCTGTAGGAAGAATGTGTTCTTGGTTACTGTAAAATTCGGAAACAAGGTTATCATTTATGACCCTTCCAGCAAGGAACGCAGGAAACGTGAGATAAAGACCATCGCAGACAATCTCCGGAGCCGTGTTGACCTTGAAAATGCACATGGTGTGGCTGAAGATTTTATCAATTCTGCCTGTATTGTTAAACGTCTGTATGAACAATCTCACAAAAATGTTTGAAGAGAGAATGTCAAGCAGTCAATTGTTTGAAGAATATTATGCGGACCTTCAAGATATTCAAATTCAAACTATCAATTTTGACCAGACGAGTTATGTTTTAAAGTTTTTATGGAAACATCGTAAAAAATCACAAGTAGCAATTACTAAAGTTTTTACATCACAACGTAGAAATCGTTATCTTGGTATATTGGTTTATGTTCAGACTGGTGAAGGTCAACAAAAGAAATGGGACTGGACTTCTTTTCATATCGGGCTTATGGATACTTCAAAGGGTATGTGCGCCATTGCTTTTTATATTCAAAGTCAACAAGCCATCAAGTTTACGCCACATTTCTTTCACAGGTACCAAAATCGTTTCAGTAATATTTGTGATTGGCAAATACGTTCACAATTAGAACTTTCCAAATCGTTGGTCGATATTATTGCAATTTACATGAAACGCAATCTTTCTATGACCTGGATAGAAACACGTTCAGTATTCCGTAATAAGGTTCATATTTTTGGTCCTGTCAACGATGGTGTTGCCCTACTCCAGTGGGACAAATGCAGAAAATTACTACAAGCCAACACATTTGTCACTATGGATATGTTGGATGAAAAACAGACCGAAATGGTAAACTATGCAAGGATTTACTCTTCTCTTTCAATAGAACAAAGAATGAAATTCAAATATCCTGATTTCATTTTAGATGATGAAAACAGTATCAACTAACGGTCTTACAATATGATTAGTCTCAATGAAGGCATAGCCGTTGACGCCGCCCATTCAACAAAAAACCGAAAAACGGAATTCCAGGGAGTTGACCTAAAAACTGGGAAAACATTATTTTACTGTGATTTAGGCAATCAAACCATTAATATCGGTGAGTTCCTTGCAATCGTAGAGGCTGTAAAATACATCATAGAACATGATTTTCATCCAAAAGTCATTTTTTCCGATAGCACGACAGCAATCAGTTGGTTCAAAAATAAGCGTACCGCTTCCGGCAAACGCAATAACAAGCTGATGAAAGCTGAAATATACCTCAGAGCTATGGCATATTGGATTGATGAGATAGAAGTCATAAAATGGGATAACAGAACTTTTGGTGAAATACCGGCAGATTTTAACAGGAAATAAATTAATACTTTATGGTAGTAAATAAGATATATGAAATCCATTCTAACAATATTACTGAAATAATAGAAGGGTTTATAGAATATAAGAATGACCTGAAACAAAGTGAGAGATTACAGTGTCGTGAAGGATGGAACACCAAAGTCAAACCCATACGTCCACAAAATTTCAAAAGAAAAATTTATTGGCACCGTATAAGAAGCCGGTGCTTTTAAAATATAACAACAATATGAAAGCAATTATAGTATATTCAGGAAAAGGTGGTGTTGGAAAAACTACCACCACTGCAAATATAGCAAGACTTCTCGCTCAAAAAGGGCATAAAGTATTCATTATAGATGCAGATATCAATACCCCATCAATGAATACGGAGTTTGAGAGCGAGCATCCACAAGAAAACATTTGGGTACACTCTTCCGGCAATATGTTCGATAAGTTTATCTACTTGGAAAAATCAATGGTACGACAATATCTTGAATTAGCCAAAAAGAAATTACGGCAGATTAATCCTGATTTTGTTCTTATAGACACACCCCCAAGTGTTACCAATGTTCACATTGAACTTCTTAGCCGAGTAAAAGTAAGCTATGTATTATTTGTAACCCAGCCCACAAAATTAAGTAATCAGGATGTTTTACGCACAATGGATTTCTTTCGCGAAAGATGTGGAAAAGTAAAGTGTGGTATCGTGGAAAATATGTGCTATGATACGGATAAAAGAGAATATCCGATAAAACTTGTGGCACAAATCCCCATGCAGGATAAAATGAATACAGAGCACTTGCTAACTAATGCTAAATCAGAGTTTCAAAAGATTGTAGATGAAATTGCCGCAAGTGAAAGTGTTGTTCTTGAAGAATATTCCACGACTAATGGTTATGACGAGAGCTTTGACATTACTGATATGTACCTAATGAAAGCCCGCAGACATTATGTTCAACACGAACTTAAATATGATGACGGAACCGAGAAAACTCTGAATTTACCTGCTCCCAAATTCCTATCCGTGAGAACGTGGAACAAAGTTAGAAACTATATTCAATTTCACGATAAAATGGGACTTCATTTTGACGAAAGAATGAGAAAATGTGATGCTGAAAGAGTTAGCAGGTGTATAAATCATTTTAAGAACGATGAGAACGCTTACTTTATGATTGTCAATTCCCCAAACACAGAAGTTCATCTTATTACAGGAGAAATAGGATTGTGTTCTTTGCTTACAGGACAGAATGGGTACTATGAATTACCAAGAGTCAGTTATCAAACAAGCAAAGGCAATGTTGTTCTATTCCCAGACGAAATTATGCCAGTTGATATGAATTTGCTTCAACAGCAAATCAACGAGGGTTATATCATGCTTAGTGATGGACGTTATCTTCCACCTAAAGAAACCGTACAGCAATGCTACAATGCTTTTGGTACAAGAGTTGGTTTATTTGATAATTGGGAAAAAATTTATAATGAATGGCTAAAATAATCAATCCGGATGCACATTGCAGTGAGTGCATACACTATGAACCATGCTCCAACTGTCAAATGTATTGTAAGGCTTTACAAAAGCGTATCACAGCAAGAAAAACACCTCGTTATTGCAAATCATATCAATCATTTATTAAAAAGGAAAAGAAATGAATGAAAACTTATGTAATAATTTTATCAAAATTTTTCCCTAAAAATCACAGAAATGCTGGAAAACCAACTGATTTTAAGTCCTCATTTTTATCAAAGAGGAAAGTACACATTATATGTACAAACTATCTATTATGGGAAAAACGAATAAAAGAGGTCCTGAGAGGCGAAGCGATCCTATCTGTCAGACAATGGACGGGAAAACCATACAGAAGCTCACAGGAAGAAATAACAAGGCTGACTGCGAAACACGGTGTCGGCATTCAGAAAGTATCATTTTACAGAGCAGAGTGGTATGGTGATGACAACAAGTACCATTATTGCTATAATGTTACATTGGATAACGATAAAGGAATAAACATTTATAATATTGCTTTCAATGATGGTTTAGACCCTATTGATTTTATTGAATGGTTTGACAGAGATATAGGTAAGCAGGAGTTGGATGGTGATGGTAGAGTTCATAAAGAACTTGCAGTTATTCACTGCACTAAATTCAGATATTAGATTAAAGAGAAAAGAGATTTAGTATGACAATAGAAGATTTTGTAAATATATTAATCTCACTTTCTGTTTTTGCAGAAAGTCGATTAACATATATGAAAGATAGTGGATATTTAAATGTAGATGATGTTTCTGACAAATATTATGCCGAAAAAGGAACTATAAAAAGAGTATCATTCGGAGTTGATATAAATACATTAGGAAATCGAAACAACAATAATAATGATTTTTCAATTGAAGACTTTTCTAACTTCATTGAAAATAGAAAACAAATATTATTAGATCAAATTAAAGAAAAATGAGAAAACAAGCAATGAGTTTCAAAAGCAATATATGTACAACAAAAGAGCAATCCCAAAGGCTTCTTTCATTAGGATTACAACCGAAAACTGCGGATATGTATCTGGAAAAATCATCATTACCTGAAGCTGGTGAATACTACATTCATGCTCTGACAAGGGATATAAACGCTGGCAATTGGTTCTCTGCACGTATGAATCGGGACATTATACCAGCATGGAGCCTGTCACGGTTATTAGAAATGATGCCAAACGAGATTCCAGATCCTAAACCTGGATTTAAATCTCACCATCCAGAATTGATTAAACATAGCTCAGGATATAATTTATCAATAAGAAGATATACAGCAGATTGTTTAGTTGGAACACACATAGAGGAAACACCAATAGAATGTTGTGTTTCTATGATAGATTGGCTTATTCAGAATAGGCATTTTAATAAAGAATATTTAAAAGAACAAAGCAATGGAAAAAACAAGTAGAACATACTATGCTTGGGTTGCCAGAGATAAGCGAGGTACACTTAGATTATTTGATAAAAAGCCTGTAAGATTCAAATGGTTTGGGGAATGGAGTCAATGTTTGGTGAACCTTAATCCTGATGATTTTCCTGATGTAACATGGGAGGACGGCCCTCAGAGAGTAGAACTTAAAATGAAATTAATCAATGAGTAAAACAGAAGAAATCAAAGCATTGCTCGTATCTTTACTTGAGACACTGGCAAACGCTACAGTTGATATGGAAGTAGAAGAAACAGACTGTGGCACATTGTATTATCCGGTATTAAAATACATTCCGACATTTGAATTTAGCAAGAATGACATCCGACTTATCAAAGCTATTGCTAAAGAGGAGTTGGAAGATTTCTCAACACTAACAAAGATTTAACTTATGAGCAGATTAAAACAAATAATGCTTGAGACAGCCATGATGATGAGTTTGGCTGCTTCGGGAAATAACGTGTATATGGATAAAAATCCCAGTCGTGGTATGAAATTTAATCCTAACTATAAACCTAAAACCCAACATCGTGAATTACGAGAGTTTACAGTTAAAGGAAAGAAAGTGATGGCGTATTCTAAAAAAGATGCTATCACAAGATTAAAACATAGTAAATAACATTTTTAATTAATCGTAATATGAAAAAGTATATTGGAACAAAACAGATTGAAGCAGAACCTATGACTGTTAATGAATTCTATCATCTTACAAAGCAATCTCAGTATGGTGAAATGGTAGAAAATGGAGAAGGAGACCTTAACGGTTATCACGTTGTATATGAAGATGGATTTGAGGGGTGGGTACCAGAAGATGAATTTAAGAAATCATATAAAGTAGCTGATACATTCCTTGACCGTTTGCACATCGAACATTCTGATTTGATGGAAAAGTTCGAGAAGTGCGCTGTTTTTGTAGATTCTGAAAAATTCCGTGAAACAATCAAAGATGATTATCCTGCATTCTTACTTTGGCTGCAACGTAAACTTATGGAACGGTACGGAGCAATCCTTAAACAGAGAATTGGCATCGCCAAAAATGAAAATGACATTACATCACTTCCAAGAATGTCTTTCGGTATCGCTATTGAGGCATTGAAGTTTGGTCTTGCTATTCGTAGAGAGGATTGGTATAATAAAGGGGTATGGGTAATTAAACAGGTCCCAGCCCTTATCACAGAAAAGACAATACCTGGCATGCAATCTCTTCCACAGTCTGCAAAAGACTTAATTATGAAGAGTAATGGCTATATAGATTACACGAACCAGTGTCTTATCTACAACGAAAACACCGGACGTGCAGACTCATGGAATCCGTCTATCAGCGATGTGTTTGCTGAAGATTGGGAAATTGTTCTTTAAAACAGATAAACAAAATACGTTTGTCAAAGATGTATGGAAGTGAAAAACCATACGTCTTTGTTCACGAATTTAAATAAACAATGATGGATAAGAAAATCATATTGGATGCTTGCTGTGGAAGCCGGATGTTTTGGTTTGACAAGCATAATCCTCTAACTTTATTTGCCGATATACGAAAAGAAGAATGTGTTCTGTGTGATGGACGTAAACTTCAAATTCATCCAGATATCATATCAGATTTTACCAATATGCTATTCCCGGACAAATCATTCAAGATGGTAGTATTCGATCCCCCTCATCTTTTAAATGTTGGCAAAGAAAGCTGGTTAGCCAAAAAATATGGGAAATTGCCCAAAGATTGGCCAAGGATATTAAAGAAAGGTGTTGATGAATGTTTTCGTGTTTTAGAAGATTATGGGGTTCTAATTTTTAAGTGGAACGAAGAACAGATAGCAGTTAGAGAAGTACTGAATGCCATCGAGCGGCAACCGCTATTTGGTCATACTACAGGAAGACATGGAAAAACCATGTGGATGTGCTTCATAAAACTGCCTATTAATTCAAATCAAATAGAATAACCAATGAAAAACGTAACTAAAATAGCAAAGAAATCAGCCGGACTTAGCCAAAGATGCTCTATTTGTCCGTTTTTGAGAAGATGCACTCCAGAAATAAGCAAAATTTGCTTTGACAGTTTTGTAGAAGGTTTCAAAAAAGGTGCTAAAGCAGCGGAAAAAGAAATGAATAAGAAATTAAAAACAGAACAGAAATGAAATATCCTAAAGTAAAGAAAAAGAAAAAATTTAAAAGAGATTGTCATAACTGCACTTTCTTTGCTGCATGCGCAGATAGATATCACAGGAATGCTGTGGATTGCAAAAGGTTTAGATTTTGTTCAATGTGTAAAAGTACATAAAAGAATAGTAATCAAAAAAAACAATAATAGTATGGGACAGTTTATCACACAAGTTGCGACAAGTATAGAGCAGTCACAACAACTAATAGAATTAGGCGTAAAGCCTGAAACAGCAGATTTAGTATATCGCTACACAAAATCAAAAACTGATTCGTTGGAGTGGGAACTACAATTGTGTCCGCCATCACAGGAAGACATAGATAACAATGATATCCCAGCATGGAGCTTGGTCCGGTTACTTGAACTGCTTCCTTATGAGATTCCTTGCGATAAACCAAATGTTCTTCACCATCCAGAACTGATTAAGTACAAGGATGGATATAACTTCTCCGTATGTAGATATACCGTAGATTGTTTTTCTGGTACTCCTGTCGAGAACAGCCCTTTTGACAGTTGCGTGTCTATGATTAAGTGGCTTATTGCAAAAGGGTATTTTAGCAAAGAATATTTATGTAATGCAAGATAGAAAGTGTTTATCAAGAATAGAATGAAGAACCATAGACTTGCGCTACGAGCCTATAAAATCAGAGTTAAACAATACCCTTACAATAAACCATTGGTTGATAGAAACAATCTCGCTTTTGTCCGTAAGAAAAATACTGGGAACCGATGTGATTGTTTTGGGAATTGGCTTAACTATTGGAATACGAAACCATTTTAATAGATTATAACAGAAAGGAATAAAATGATAATGAAGATTAGAAATAACGATTTATCAAGCCGAAGTATAGATATAGATATATCAGACAGTGTTTCAATTCACCTGTACAAGGAAGAGTATTACGAACTTATTCGGTTATTGCTTCCAAGCATGGAACAAGAAATCAAAGATGCTTATGTTATTCAGGAAAAAGCAATGGCTTTGCGTAAGGAGTGCTGTAATTTTCTAAAGGAAGTTAGAGAACATTTTTATGATTGCTCTGATGGAGAATGTTGTCTTCGCAAAGAGTTGAATGAAGTGAATGAAGATAAGCTATTTGAAACGCTGGATAAGTTCAGTAAGCTATTAGGGTTTGCGAATTAAAAGTTTAATTCAAACTCAAAAGAAAATGAACAAAATAAAGTTTAGATATAAATTTGATTCATCTGCTTATGTCGTAGATGAAAAATATTTTCTTGAAATAGAACGTATGGCAAAAATGAATGCCGAAAAAATAGAAACACTTGCTGAGAAGAAATTCAGGAGTTATCTATCAAATGGCATGAATCATATTAAACTGGAATTCAAAATAAGAGGGGTGGAAGAACTAAGAGGAAGACATGTTATATCAGAACTTAATTATGGTGAAAGGGGATATCCTATGTCTGTTCCAGAAAAGATTAAGTGTGCCATTGTTGATGACATTACAGGTTATGTTGAAAAGAAATTTGAGCATTATAAAGATGATTGTCAAAAACTATTCGACAAAATTTACAAACAGTCAAAAGAAAAAAATAAAAAGAAAATTAGATTCTGGCAATCTCTTTCTGTTATCACTTTTTTCCTATTGTTGATTGAGTGTATTTATAAAATAATTTAATAAAAAGCAGTGATGAGCAAATCGAAAATGATAAATGTTCCTCTTTGGGAATTAAAAGAAATAGCCAATACTCTTCGGATGGTGGCAAACGCATTAGATTCTTCTAAAAGAAAATCATGTTTAGATCGAAACATAATGCGTTCATGGAATTGTGTAGTTGATCTGATAAATGGAAAAGAAGCCTCTCTACATGAAAATATAGACTACTATATGAAAGTTGGTCAAGTTCCAAGTATAAACGAATAATTAACTGGTAAAATAATGAATAGAAGAACCTTTAAAGTAGATATTGATTTTGATGTCCGTTTCTGGGCATTACTTCCGGCAATGAATATCAATTTGCATAGCCATGAATTTGAAATTGAATGGTTGTGTTTTGGATTTTATTTCGGCAGACAGAAATATGATATAAGGGAATTAGCAAACAATAAACAAGAATGAATAAATATCAAACAAGAGCCGGGATTGAATGCACTCCTGAAGAATGCAAGCTAATTGATTCTCTGAAACGACTTGCTAAGAAGTGGAAAAGGGATGGTAAGCGGCTTTGGCTTTATTCTGCAAGTGGATCCTTAAATGTAATGATGTGTGGGAACACTGATAGTAATCCTACTCCAGAATTTTCACCGACTGGTGGTGTTAATTCTGACAATAGTATAACGACTATCAATGAAATACCGAATGATGGTGGGGACTGGTAATAATTAATAACTAACATAAAAATGAATAGAAAGAAAAAACAAGATGACCGTAAACAGCTTTTAATACGGTATAAAATGGATGAAAAAGGGCGTATCTCTTTCATAGACCCTTGTTGCGATGAAATTCCAGTCGTTCTTTTCGGCAAAATAATGGAAGCTATATCAAATGTAGAACAAGAATGGAACCGCAAAATTGCTAATAAAATCAGTTCTCTTCCTCCTAATATCACATTAGACAAACCAATACTCAAATAGATTATGAAAACGATTAAAGATTTAACGGTAAAAGTAACATACACAGTAGGATTGAGCGATGTACAAGTATCTGATGAGGTTTACGAAGCATTATCCAATTGTTACGATAAAGGTGGAAAAGTTGACCCTGATAGTTTTAATAATAAAGAACAGACTGCTTCCGAATGGTTATCAGACCATATACATGAAGCGGATGCAATGGATTGGGAATATGACATAGAAGATTTTAATGATTTGGATTAAATGAATTTACTGGAAAATTATGTTACAGAAGTCATCGGAAAGCCTTATTACGATGATTATGGAAGTGGCAATTACAAATGGTGGATAAGAGTTAAATCTATCTGTTATGGCCAGGAGCATAAATCAACATTAATGTTTGATACAGAGGAGGATGCACTAAAAGTTACTAAAGGATATATGTATTTATCTTAAAACAATAACAATGGATGGAGTATATAAAGAATGGAAAAAAGCGATAAGTCATTTTGGTAATAATGATGAATTATCAATGAACGATGTAACCATAAAATTATTTGAAGTTACAAATACTGATGCAAGGTGGTTTAATTTACGACATTGTTCAAACCCTATTAGTTTCATATCACCTGGCAAATACGTTAAGCTAATCATAGCTGGCGAGTTAGTAATGTCTGATACGCCATACGAAATGAATACCAACCAAAAGTTTGTAGATAAGGCTCACGGGAATGTTCTGATAGGAGGATTGGGAATCGGGGTACTAACGAAAAACTTAATACCTAAGATAGAGAATGGTGAAATAAAACATATCTCAATATGGGAAAAGAATATCAATCTTATCAATTTGTGGAAAATGGTCAAGCAAGATCTTCCAGTGCATGATAAAATATCAGTATTCAACTATGATGTATTTGATTATCAAAAAGTAAGAAGTCAATTAAAAGGTGTTTTTGATTCTGTATATATAGATATATGGTCAAATTTAGATGAAAACGCTTATACACAAATGAAGCATTTCAAACGTGCCTTTAAAACATTTTTGAACCCTAATAATCCGAATACATTTATTGAATGCTGGGGACGTGAGGAATGTATGAGAAAAGTAAGAAAAGGACTGTTTTAAAACTCAATATAAAGTTTATTAGATATGATAAAAAATAAAATATTATATACCAATATCAAGAAACCGATAGGGTTTAGCTTATGGTAACAAAAAATATGTGGTCATTGCTTGGACTGTTGTTAGCACCTAAATTGAATATTGCGATTACGATTGATAAAAGTTGAAAATTGGTTGTTATATGTTTCAATATGATGTTTATTTTATAATTTTATGCCCTGATAATATAAACTATAAAATGAACAATTATGAAATTAGATACCAACATTAGTCAAATCGAATTATTTTTGAAGAATAACAAGCTATTTATGGATTTAATTTATGGGAGAAATGATAGTCATTGTTCAATAGACTTATGTGTTGAGCAAATACCTTTTCGCCTATTTAAAAACATTGGTACCGGATATCAAGTTTTTGTGCTACAAGATTTAGATACGACAGACCCCAAAAGAGAACCTGTATATCAATTTTCACTTCGATTAGCACGCGCTGCGTATAACATTCAAGAACAATACGATTTAAAACACAATGAATAATGTTTATGGATAAATACATACAATTATTAGTAGAACGTCAAAGATTACTTGAAAGATATTTTTCAGATATATGTTTGATAGTTGATTATTTAAACAGAAAAATCAATGTCGAGAAATTACCTGACCAGATACGGAATATGGATGATGCGTATAACGCGATTAAGTCTTGGAATGAAAAAGTGGAAGAATCATTAAAATTACAAGATGAGTGTCATAAACAGGGTATGAATATAAATATCAATTTTCCCTTTAAGAGATTCTTAGTGAAATTGAAATAGGATAATTATATCATATTAACGTAAAAAATAAGGGTACCCCATTGGGCACCCTTTCAATATTGTGGG